AAGAATACCGCTCATATTATCTATTTTATCTACTATAATATCTCCATTTAAATTAGAATATCCAATTTTTTTAATTCCTAGTCCCTTTAGAGTATTAATACACTTTTGGCATGGTTTGCTCTCAACTACTTTAAATTCAGAATCGTGAAGACATACAGCATTTACACGCACTACCCAAACTATAAACTTATTTATACTCCTAAGAGTCCATTTCTTCCCTTTTCGCCTACTCATACGAGTTATAAATTGTCTAACTACATTTACTTCGGCGTGCTCACAGTAGTAAATATCATTTAGACTCTTAGTTCTTGATGTATTCATTCCTTGGTAAATAGGTTTTCCACCCTTACTCATTACAGCACCATGCTTAATTTTCAGATTACTCCGCTCAGCATTATTGTAAGCAATACTAGTTAGTCGCTCTGGTCGTCCCATATAAGGAATACTTTTATGACTTATAAGTAATTAATATTAATAAATTCAATTTTAACCCCTATAATATTCTTCACAATTTTCAAACCAATACCGTGTTTGAATATTTTTCTCTCCATTTTCATTCATTTCACCTAACCATAATCCACAATCTCCATCTTCAGTGTAATATTCATTCTTAAACCAACAATCTGGGTATTTGTCTAGTAGATAACCTAAATATTCATCAACTGTATTATTTCTATATAAAAAATGAATTTCTAGTTTATTGCTAGTAACTTTACCATCATCTTTCTTAGTAGGTTTCTGACGAACCATACGACAACTTGCCCAAGATTCAGTAAAATAATTATTTTTAAAGTATATTAAATCTTTATCTCCTGTTATTTCTTCGTCTGATAGAACTATTCCACCATTTTCAATAATGTCTAAAGTATTACTGGGTCCAAGTATAGTAAGATGATTATGTCCATCAATTCCCATATTTTATTAAGTATTTAATTAATAATAATTAGTTTTAAGTATAGATTAAAACCATTAATTAAAGAAAAATGTTAGTGACAAGATAGCACAACAAGCACATAAAATGCTTAATTGCTGTAAGCGAGACCACCCATACCACTCATGACGCGGAGAACGTTGTAGTTAACAGCGTAGATGTAGAGAGCATCAGATGGTGAGATAAGCTGAGCGTTGTCGATTCTTGAGAAGTTGCATGTTCCGGATGGCTGGTGTTCTTCTGGCTTGAGGGCGAATGAATAGACAGCGATTGAGTCAACAACATTGACGGAACCGTGTCCAGTGTGGTGCTGCCAGACCTGAGCACGTGTGAAGTAGGTAATATCACGTTCGGCAAATCTATCGTGTCCGTTGAGCTTGAGTCTGTAGTTACCAGCAGCTGGGGCGACTGGTGTTGATGGACCTGTTGTTGAAGAGGGACCACCAGTTGTGACACCTCCAGTCCAGACGAGTTCTTTAACTGGGTGGTTGAAGTTGAGGTCGTGTGATGTGTTAGTTCCTGAGTTTGTGAACTGGACCTGTTCGATGAGGTATTCGTGTGATACCTGAGCGAAACGTCTGCGTTCTTCAGTGTCAAGGTAGATGTAGTCAGCCCATAATTTGGCTGAACCGAAGGTTGCGTTACCACCACTGGCAGCAGCAGTGTTGAATGTTAAATTGACTTTAACTTCGTGGTACTGGAGAGCGATGAGTGGTAAAGCAAGACCTGGGTTGCGGCAGAACCAGAAAGCAAGTGGAACGAAGATTCTTTCCATTGTGTCTGTGGCACCAAGAACACCACCGGCACCGGACATCTTCTGGAATGAGGTCCATGAAGTGGCGGAACTTGAGTTAACAGCGACAGCTGCGCTTGTTGGGTTGGCGCCAGTAGGGTTAGCCTCAGTGAGCTGATACCAAGCTTCCATCCAGTGACCGTGCTGTTTGTCAATTCTCTGTCCTCCGATTTCGACTTCGACGTTATCGATTAAAGCAGTACCTGGGTTAGCAGCTGCTGTGGCATCGTTGTTAGACTGTACGTATTCTAAATACATCTTACCAACAAGGTCACCGTTTCTTGAAACAGTTGATGTGACACGGTTTCCGTATCCTAATGAACCGTTAACTGTCTGTTCAATGGCTTCCATTGAGAAATTGGTGTGTCTGCGATAGACTACTTTGAAAAAAGTGATTTGTGGGTTACCTGTAAGGTAAATATCCTGTGCTCCGTAAGCTACTAATTGCATAAGTCCTCCTCCCATTTTTTTTGATAATATATAGCAAGAAAATAATTCTGGAGAAACGAATTAATTAATTAATTAATTAAAAATTAATTCCTAATAAAATATATGGGAAATTGCTTAAAAATTCCGCATAGAAATAATAGAATTTCATCATCATTCGGTATGAATGGTCGTAATTCTGTTTATGGTATTCCTGAACATCCTAGGTATCCGCCGCCTCATCCTAGTGATCATCCGAGTGTCCAGCAAGCATGGACTGAATCTAGAACCCAAGAGTATATAATTAGGGAACTCGAAAATGACAAAATTATTAGATTTCCTAAACATTATGGTTCAGAATGTTGTATCTGCCTAGAAAACAGTCCTAATGTTTATTTAAAGTGTGGTCACTCTGATTTTTGTTACGATTGTATATCTAAATTAATTGAATTCAATTACGCTATGAATAAAGTTCCAAAATGTCCTGTATGTCGCGAGATTATTACTAGTGTTTATTTGGGTTATATACTTGAATTTAAAACAGGATTAGTTATTTAAAGAATATCCTAGGTATAATTATATTAATGTCATCTTCTGGAAAACGCAAAATTTTCTTATTTGCTAGTGAGATTGCCGTAATTACTGGACATAATCCCTATCAAAAACCTAAGAAGGTTATAGACCGTTTAATTAGTGAATATTTTCCTGAATTGCTGGAAGGTATTCCAACTGTTCCCCTTGATAATCGCGAATATATAGAATACATTTCTAAGAAAAATGATATTGATATTTCTAAGGAATTAAAAGCTACTGATAATTCTAAGAATACTGGTGAATTAGATAAAAACCGAAAAGTTCTCCTAGAAAAACTAGAAACTTCCTTGAAAGAGAAAAATCCTAAGATATCTAAGAAAGAAATGACTGAAGTTAAAAAAGCCGCTGGTTCTGCGGTTAATACCAACTTTGGAACTAAATATGAAAATACTGGAATATCAGAGTATTCTAAAAAAACAGGATTTCCTGTAGTTGAAGACAACTATTTCTATAAATATAAATTCCTAGAAACTAGTGAATTTGAATTATATATTGGAGGAAGAGTTGATGGAATATTACTGGATAAAGAATCTGGAGAAATAAGTCGTGTTGTGGAAGTAAAAAACAGAATGCGTAAATTATTTAATAAATTGCGAGACTATGAAAAAGTCCAATGTCACATATACATGCGCCTACTAGGAACTAAAAAGACTGACCTAATTGAAATATATAAGAGAAGTAGTGTTGAATGTGAGAGTAGTATAATAACAGTTGATTTCAGTGAAACTTTCTATAGAAATGAGATTGAGGCTAGAATATATAATTTTATTAATTCGTTTATAGAGGAATTAAAAAAACAAGGCAAGTAATAAGTATAAATATGACTAAGAAGCATCTTATAATATGTTGTAATCGTAACCTGCGTGTAAATGACTGGACTCCTTTTGATAATGATGATAAAATACTAATAAATAGTTTTATTGTAAAAAAGGGTGACTTAATTTCTGTAATTTTGGATCGTCTATCTCTACATTCCTGGGAATTAGCTAATAGTTTCTCTCATAAACAGTTCATTTATTTTGTATTAAAAAAAAATAGTGACAACGAAAGTGGAACTGAAACTGTTGTTCCTAGAGAAATATAATATTTATTGTTTTTTTTTCGATATTACACGAGTAGATAATGGAATATCTTCTCTTATTACATTTATATTACCTTGTGAATTTCCAGGGAAAACACTAGAAGTAGGCATAAACCCTCGTTCATTTAAAAGTTTATTTGTGTCTTCATAATTTGTTTCTTCGCGTTCTAAAACACTAGTTTCAATGCGGCTTACTACATTTTTCCCCTGAAAAAAATTCAAATCACGCATAAATACATTTTCTACATTTTTTCTTGTTTCCTTGAATTCTTTTTTTTCTTCTCTAGATTCTTCATTTTTATTATCCTGTTCGCGGACCTTAAGATTGGATAACAATTCATTTATTTCTTGATAATTAGTGCCTTCCATTTTTATTATTCAATATTTAATATTCGTCTACCTGACACAATTCCTCTATTAATTCTTCAGGTATGTCCCCAAGTTCAATTTCTAGAGTATTTACTAGTTTATAAAAGTGACTATGGTTTTCATCCAGATAAATATTTTCACCTAGGAAACTGTGTAATTCTTTTGAATTTACTGCCATTTCTATAATTTTTTTCTTATCATTATCTGAAACTGGGGCGTATCTATCTCCATAGGGAAAACTAATGAGTTTCAAATATACTCTAGAGATGTATCCTGGAAAATTACTACTTATTTCTTTGAATTTTTCCTGTGAATCATAAAGCAAATGTTGAATAGATTTTTCTATAATAAATTTCATTTCCTCACTTACATTGTTCTTATCTCTATACCAAATAAGCGAATAAGACAAATAAATATTGCTAAAAATATCTGCGTATCTACCACTTAACATTTCACTTGTTTTAAACCGCTTTCCTAGAGTAAGCATTAAGTTACTTGCCAAAAAGAAACTTTTGCTCAAACAATTTAAATGGGTTTCTATGTCACTAGATAAAGTTGGAGTTATTGATACAATTGTATTTAATACACTTGAACCTATAAGACCTCCTACATTGCTATAAAAACTTTTACGATTATTTTGTTCAATGCTCTCTACAATATTCAATAAATATGGATGACTTCTCATTAATCCTTGACCAAATACTATAAGACTCCTAGTCAGTGTATTACTTCCTTCAACTGTAATACCTATAGGAGCCGCTCGATAAAAATCAGCGACAAAATTTTTATCTCCTAGACAAATGCCAGAACCACCCATAATATCCATACCATGATTTAATGTATCGCGAGCCATTTCGGTAGTTTTGTATTTCATTACAGCTGATAAAACACTAGGTTTCTCTCCATTGTCAATAATCGCATTAGTAAGATGTTGAGCAGCTGTAATAGTTACTGTATTTGTTATCATATTAACTAATTTATCTGCGACACCTTCCATCTTGTAAATGGGTGTTTTGAATTGTTTTCTTACTCTTGAATAAGCTAAGGTTCCTAATGTAGTTTTTTTACTAGCGGCTACAGCAGTTGATGGAAGACTTACTGCTCTTCCCTCGGATAAACATTCCATTAACATTTTCCATCCCTCTCCACAATTATCAACGCCACCAATAACACTATCTATAGGAACATTTAACCTTTCTGCTTTTATTGTTCCATTTGGAAAACCTACATCTAAGGGATTATGACATTTTGAAGTATCTAATTCTTCCTTTTCTTTTTCTAATATTAATACTGTTATACCTTCACCTCCACTGGTTTCTTTTAGTAAATTGTCTGGGTCCTCTAATTTAACTGCTAATCCA